GGTGACGGAGGCCAAGACCTACGTCCAGCCAGACGGGACGCTTGCCCTGACCGGTGACGGGCAGCAGAAGCTGCTGGCGATCCTGGCCAGCTCAACCAACGTCATCAACACGCTCACCAACGATCCGCGAGTGCTGGCCCTGCCTGATACCCAGAAGACGCAGATCAACGCACTGGTGGGCAACCTGGGCGCAACCATTGCCACGCTGGGCGAGCTGGTTAAAACCGTCAAGCTGGTGAAGGAGGGTAAATGAACAACCTAATCGATACGCTAAACACTCTCCCGGCCGTAATCCTGCTGATCATCAACGAGCTGCTTAAAGAGTCGGCGCGAACCGGCAAGACTCCGGAGCAGTTGCTCGAGGAGGCTGGCCTCCAGATCGCGGCAAACGAGCAGAAGGCCGCTTATCTGCTGGCCAAGCTCATAGCGTAGTCTTCAACAAATCCCCGGCATAGGGGCCAGCACTCACTGGGCGTATAGCCTCACGCCGGGGAACTGTGAGCAACGCTGGCCCACCAACTACACAGGCAATAACCAATGATCCCCGAGAAAGTGACCCCGATGGTAGAGAAAGAATACGTTGATGTGACGATATCGAGCATTATTGCACTGGTGGCGGGGTGGCTGGTCAAATCGCTATACTCTGCCAGCCGGAAAGAGGTCGAGGAGATCCGCCAGGAGATGCGGCACCTAGTGACCACACGTGCCTTCGACAAAGAGCTGGAGGGCATTGAGGCGCGTTTAGACCGCATCGAAAACAAGATCGATGAAATTATGAAGCGGTAACAAGGGTAACAATGAAAAAGAAGGCTGCAACAACTAAGACGAAAACGCCGCGTTCCCCCGTGGCTCCGTCACCCAAGCGCATAGATGACAATCAGCTGCGCAAAATGCTGACAGATTCCAACGGCAACATCAGCCATGTTGCGCGATTGTTGGGTGTGTCACGCAAAGCCATTCACGCGCATATTAACGCCAATCCAGAACTACAGCAGATTCTCGACGACGCCAGGCAGACAATGCTGGACGAAGCGGAGAATGCCTTGCTGTCTGCCGTGCGTGAAAAGCAGGGCTGGGCCGTCTGTTTTACTTTGAAGACCATCGGCCAGGAGCGCGGATACATCGAACGCGCTGATCAAAGTCATTCGGGTAGCGTGGAGGTCGTGATCAGACGTGAAGACCGCCGCAAGTAAGACTATCGAGGTAGTACTTCCCTCTCTGCATCCTGCGCAGCAGCAGATTATCGACGAGGCGCGGCGGTTCAATGTTTTGGCTTGTGGGCGCAGGTTCGGCAAGACGACACTGGGCATTGACCTGATCATTGATAAGGCCCTTGATGGGTATCCAGTGGGATGGTTCTCGCCGACATACCGCATGCTCAATGAGGTCTGGAAAGAGATCGTCGAGACGACCAAGCAATTGCAGACTCGAGTCGCCAAGCAGGAGCATCGGATCGAGCTGATCACGGGTGGCGTGATTGATTGCTGGTCGCTTGATGCGGCTGACAGCGTTCGCGGTCGCAAGTATGCGCGGGTGATTGTCGACGAGGCCGCGATGGTGCCGGATCTGGGTGATAGCTGGCAAGCGGCGATCCGACCGACGATGACCGATTACGTGGGAAGCGATGCCTTCTTCTTATCGACTCCCAAGGGCATCAACTTTTTCCACGAGTGTTACAGCAGGGGCGTGGATGATACCCAGCCTGACTGGATGTCATGGCATGCGCCGACCTCGAGCAATCCACATATCAGCGCATCCGAGATCGAGGCCGCACGGCAGGAGCTTCCGGAGCAGGTGTTCCGGCAAGAGTACCTGGCGGAGTTCTTGCAAAACGAAGGCGCAGTCTTCAGAAACATCGACGCTTGCCTTCGAGCGGATAGCGGCCAACATCAGGGGCATCGACTCTTCGCCGGTGTCGACTGGGGTCAAAAGCATGACTTCACTGTGATCTCAGTGATCTGCGCGACGTGTCGGCAGGAGGTCGAGCTAGACCGGTTCAACAAGATCGAGTGGGCCTTTCAACGGGCGCGACTCCGGGCCATCGTCGAGCGGTGGGGAGTGCAGGCGGTGATGGTGGAGACGAACAGCATTGGATCGCCAAACCTCGAGGCTTTGCAGCGGGAAGGGATGAGCGTCCGGGGCTTCGAGACGACTGGCAGCACCAAGCCGCCGCTGATCCAGTCGCTTGCTCTGGCCCTCGAGCGGGAAGAGTGTCATTTCCTGCCGGACCCCGTGGGGCGCGTCGAGCTGCTGTCATACGAGAGCCGCATCAATAGCACAACGGGCCGCGTGAGCTATTCGGCTCCGGATGGTGGCCACGATGACACGGTGATTGCTCGAGCCATCGCGTGGGAGTGCGTTCAACGGGGCAACTTGGGGACGGCGTATTAAGCGCATCACAAAAGTTTTTTCTGGAATCTGTGTAACGGTAACCTTGTATGGGAATCATAGACCGCATTAAAGCCGCATCCACCGCCTTTCGTTACCCGTCGAATATGACGCATCGGGGCGGCTCGTTCTTGTCGATGGCTCCCCGTACCTTCCCATACGAGAACACCGACCCCATCGCAAACTCGGCGGTCATCAACACGCTGGCCTGGATTCAACGCAATTTCATCCAGGCGGAGTTTGAGGTATATCGCGAGGGGGCAGAGGGCGACGAAACGATTGACGGCCATCCCCTGGAGCGGCTGCTCGAGAATCCGAACGTGGGATATGACACGCAGTCGTTATGGGCGGCTACCCTTCTCAGCTACCACCTTGACGGCAATGCCTATTGGATCAAAGAGCGTAACGCGCGAGGCTTTGGCATCCCGACGGCCATCTGGTATGAGCCGCACTGGTCGATCAAGCCACATTGGCCCGACAACGGATCGGCATTCATCGACTACTACGAGCGGCGCATCAATGGCACCATTGAGCGCATCCCGGTGGAGAACGTCGTTCACTTTCGCAATGGCTTGAATCCGGCCAACCCTCGATACGGTCTGGCCCCGCTCAAAGCCGCTCTGCTACAGGTTTTCACGGACACTGAGGTCTCACTATGGGTTGCGGCTCTCTGTCGCAATATGGCGATTCCTGGCGTCGTGGTGAGTCCCACCGAGTCCATCGGGATGACGTTTGAAAAGGCCGAGCAGATCAAGCAGACGTGGAAAAGGAAGTTCGGTGGAGACAACAGGGGCGAACCGCTTATCCTTGACTTCCAGGCCAGCATTCAGCCGATGGGTTATGACCCCAAGCAGATGGATTTTGCGTCGATCACCAACCTTGCGGAGTCCCGCATCTCTGGCGCACTGGGTATCCCCGCGATCGTGGCGGGGCTGTCAGCTGGTCTGGACAGCAGCACTTACAACAACCTGGCCAACCTGAAGAAGTCGGCCTTCGAGGAGTGCTTGATCCCTACGTGGGAGACATTCCAGGGCGTTATCACTCGGCAATTGTTGATCGACTTTGAGCGCGATATCACCGCTGTTGAGTGTGAGTTCGATACTTCAGAGATCCGCGCACTTCAAGAGAACCAGGGCGAGAAAGAAGCGCGAGCGATTGCCGCATTCACGTCAGGTGTTACAACGCTCAACGAATGCCGCGAGCAGTTTGGCTATGACGTTGTGCCCAATGGCGACTACTATGTGATGCCAGCCAACCTCAAGCCGATCACGCCGGATATGGCTCTGACGACGCCAGAGCCGCCAGTTTCACCGCAAGGCACGCTACCGCCTGGACCGGTGAATGAGGATGCCGGGGGCAACCCTGCAAAGGCCATGCATCCTCACAACATCTTATTGAAGGGCGTCGACTGGAACGGCCTGACTCTGCGCCGACAGCCAACCGAGCTGGAAGCCAGGATGCTCAAGCAGCTTGACGACGCGTATCAGCAGGGCAAGGTTTCGATGGAAGGCGCGTTGTTGGCTCTCCGTGGCAAGTACTTGGACGAGATCATCGACACGCTCGACGGCCTCGACCCTGCAGAGTATTACGCGGCGACGGTCTCACCGTCTGACCGTGACAGGACTTTGGTTTTCGGGCTCCTCTCCGCTCTGTTCCTCCGTGGGGCGTCTTTGATAATTGAGGAGATCCGGAATCAGGGCGTGTCTGATATTGGTGACCAGTCAGCACGCCCTGATCAGAGCATCTTTCGGACGATGGCGGGTGCGATCGTCTCTCGCATTGCCAACGATGTCCAGGCGAGGGGCACCGGCGCGGCGATCTCTGCCGCTCTGCTCAATCAGCCTGTCGCCTCAACCGTGCGCGAAACAATGGCCACCGGCTCGACGGCATATATCACGCGATCCGCGAGTGAGGCCACCAACTGGGCACTATCGCAAGGCCGTGACGCGGAGATTGAAGAAAAGGCTGATAGCATCGAGTATCTGGTTTACTCGGCCGTACTAGACAACAACACTTGCCAGCCGTGCGGTGACGCTGACGGAATGGGCGGCCAGCTCGACGAGATCCCAGCCGTCC